CACTGCATCATTCCTTGGCGATACATATTTGATTCTAACCGCCGAGCACTATCCCAAATATTTGTAGTATGAAACTTATATTCACCCGTCCAATATTCTGGCACTAATCTATAAGTTATTCCTAACTTATGCATAGTCATTGGAATACTTAGATAAGTGAATGCTGTAAATTCGCAATAATGAACATGCTCATATCGTAAGCAAAGTTCTATTGCATGGGTGCAACAGTCCGTCATTATTGCATAAGGTGCCCCTGTAAATCGAGCTAATTGCTGCTCGAATTCAAAAATTTTATCGAATGTTAGCAAGAAGTTGTTTAGCTGAAAAGAAGTTATTGGATAAATTTGCTGCTGTAGTTTTTACTCGGCCACGATATGAATCGTAGTGTTTCATCATTACTCTTATATGATTAACAAGATAATCTCGGTAATGAATATAACTAGCCCAGTTTTCTGTCCATGCACTTGGATATTTGAAACATTCCGGATACATTTCAGTATAACTCAGTCTGTCTGGTACAATAGGCATGGCATCTAATAGGGCACCTTCATATGCACCGATACCCAATGTCTCCTGTAAACTACAACTAAAAACCATTTTTGCCTCAGATAGAATACTGTGATATTCATCTTTAGTCAGTTCCCGATCTTGACAAACTACAAATTCAAATTCGGGCAAACATGTTTGTAAATCCCTAAAAATCTCTACTTGCTTTTCTGGTGCAATTCTGTGAGGAAATACAATCAAATCACGTTTATGTCGATTAGCGTATGCTGATAGTAGTGCTGGCATATATTCCATTGGCCAACCTGATCTTACAATTTTGCAATTGTCGTCAGTGTATCTATCTTCCCATTCTTCAGCATACCAAGGATTTTCCGAAGTGCAACCATCGTGCAACAACTCATCAAAAAACAACTTTACATGAAATTCAGTTGCAAAATAATTATGATCGAAAGAATAGAAAAAACTTTTTTCAGCGTGTCTTACCCAAGGTTTAGGGCCAACCAATCGACCCAGAAAGTCATAGTTATCATAACTGCCAGCATGCCATAACCCATGAGTAATTACTGGGATATCCAGTAATTCGCTCATGTACTTGAGATTTATAATACCAGGATGCCAAGCATCAGTAAACAAAAAATGATCACCAGGCTTAACTGATCCGGAGCAAAATAACCTACCCATGCCCTCAACTTGTAAAGACTTATAGATATTTGTGCCACCAAAGTTAAGAAAAGCACCTGGAGTGGTTGAATTAGGAATATCTTTAGGGCCAGATAGTATCGCAACATCGTGTCCTGCCTTTTTAAGTAATTCGGGTACATGCACTTTCCATTGTGCAGTGTACCTAGTTTCTACAGGTTCTAGGTCTATTAGAAAAACCTTAGCCATTTTGTGCTTCTTTGAGCATACGATTGCGATGTTTTTCGAACTTGCGCCATTGATCTGTTTTGTATAGATCACGTTCGTCGTATCTCAACATATTATCTCTACAATAATTTAGATAATCTTCCAAGTCTGTAAATATTTTATCTACTTCAGGTTTCATACCGTAATGCTTAGAGAATTTTTTATCTGCCATGTTAAATGCCTACTGAAAGTGAAGGTTGACTAATTTCATATTTGATCAAGGCACCGTTTTCGCCGTCTTCGCTGACTTCGATCCAAACTGATCGATTTGGATAACGTGCGGCAATTTGTACATATAGATCGTCACTGATCATTTCACAACTTTTATAATTTAGTTGCAAAACACTCGATGAGCCAGAATACAACGATTCGAGCCATCGTTTAAATTGGATGAATTCAATGTCTCTATCATTGTGTAGAACATCAATCCACACACGAAAATGAAAGATATGCCTATGAGGATTTGCAAGAAACGACACATCGTAATAATCTCCTGTTGCTAATTGTGGGTCGGATGCTGCTGCAGGATAGCAGTGCATACCTTCTTTTTGGAAAGTTACCCAGATCTTTCGATCCGCATATTCCATAATTCTATTTACTTGTTCTCTTTGTTCTTGATTCACTTTTGTTCGCCTTTATGAAGTACAGGAGTATCTCCGGTATACTCACGCCAATCTGTATATACACTTCTGTTTTTAAGTTCGTTAAGTGGATGACACCAAACACCGGGATTACTGTGCCCCCAAGTCATATCGTCAATTTTGACAGTGGTATTATAGTTGTACAATTTGATATATGGGATTTTTACACTGATCATTGGAATGAAATTATTGTATTCACACCAACCTTCTTCGTGAAAATCCCTTGCATATTCGACATCAAAATCCAAAGTGACCCAATAATCTTTTACAAGTAATCCAGTGATCATTTCATTCCATTCTTGCCACTCGTAAGGATTTTGGGGATGAAAACTTTGACTGGTTCCTAAATAAACATGTTTAATCGTTTGTTCATTAAGTAAAGCAATGATTTCTTCTACAGGTTTTACTCCTACTACGAAAAGAGTTTTTTCTCCTTTCATTGCAGTATTTTCTACTTCAGTACCAACAAAATAATCAACTTGTTGACGTTCATTTGTATCTATTGCCATTTTATTCCCAATAAATGTATCCACGGCTATAATTTTTTGGTCGATTTACACCATCGCTAAATGCTTGTTGCCATTCAGTCTGTCTATTATAGCCTTTAGTCCAAAATTTGTCAACATTGAGTTTACCAGTTTGAATCCAATGCACAGCATCTTGCATTGATGAATAAAAAGTATTTGACCTTGGGCTAGGAAATATTATAGTACAGGCTTTCCAAAGAAAGTTACCAAAATCTGTAGTAATTGGTTTTTGTACTCCCATAATTATCAATGATTGATTTTCGATAATATCTTGCTCAAATAATATATTATTAGAACTTAGGTCAATAACAACATCATAATGACCTAAGGGTGTTTGATTTAATCTTGCTACTGATTCCCACAAATTTTTATTACTTGATCCTACAATATCAATCATGTATTGTAATTTATTAAGAATAATAGTATGGTAAGTTACCCAAGATAAAAAACCAGATCCTAAAATTAAAAGTTTTTTTCCTTTTCCGCTATGTTTAACTAATTCAGTAAATGATTGTCCAACAATGTTGATACCGCATGCAACCGGCTCTATAATATATTTTGGCTGCGCTTCAGGAACACGTACATACTCACATTGTTTTGCAATGTACATATCTGCATATGCCGGTTCACCTCTGGTTGCTACATAATCCCCAATTTTGACATCTTCAACGCTATCGCCTATAGCAATTACTTGCCCAAGACCTTCATGTCCTTGCATGTTGACAGGCAACGGACCAAATGACCCCAACATCATGTCAATATCACTTCTGCAAACACCAGTCATTAAACTTTTGACTAGTATGCTATTGTCTGTTAATTTACCTGTAGTAAATTCTCGTTCTTCGAATGAGCCCTTACCTTCTGTAACTAATACTTTATTCATAAATTTATTTTTCCGTGTATCCAATAGTCGATATAAAACTGTTTGTCCCAAAATAGTCTATTATCTATGTTGTCTATGCAATCCATTATCATATTACGATAAGCAGATTCTGGACAAAGACCTAATTCTACAAATGTCGAATCAAAATGAATACCGATGTCGTTGGGTTTAAGAGTGCGCCAACTCGAACGGAAAAAGCATCTCCGATTTTTTATAGTACATTCTAGGTCGATATTATCGTCTACGTTATAAGTTCCATCGAAATTTACACTGCCATAATCACCATCTGTTAAATCTTTTAATTCCCACTGTTGCCATGAATTTTTATATAACCAAGCAGCATGTTCGTACTGTGGTTCCAGTGCAATAAACAAACTCAACAAGTGAGGAAATAAGTCTCTACTTACTCCCCCAAATGCAAGTTTTTTATCAGTGAACCAACTACCCGGGTAAGGAACTCTATTTTCATTTAACCAATGAAATCGTATTTCATTGCTTTGTTTATAGAGAGTTTGTAATTCTTCAATGTTATCTCTCCACATATTATTCTTGACCATAATACAGCGGGTTTTAGGATTTTGACTGACTAATTTCCTCCAGTCTGATTGGTATTGTAAGCCAGGTTTTTCTACAAACAAAATACGACAATGGGGGGCAATTTCAAACGCAATACTGTTATGTGTAAAATTTGGTGTACAAATATGAACCGTATCAAAATGTTGATGATCTCGAACAGCATCTTGCCAAAATTTGTAGTCAGCGGGTTTGTTTAAATCAGTAGTGACAACTTCAAATTTAAGTTCTTCAAGGACTTGTTTATATAATTGTCCTATACCCATGCCTATAATTAAACTTTTCATTTTATTACTCTACAGTAGATTCTAAATCGTTAAGTCTTTGCTCATCGAAATCACTGTCATCTCTTGCCGGATAATCCTCTGAATCAGACTCAAACAAATTGTTAAACATATAAGACGCATTAATAGTCTTTTTACCGACCGTGCCGCGTGTGCCTATAATACTTTTCCAATATCTTGAATAATGCTCTACTAGTTCATCTGCTCGTCCTCGATCACTAGTAGCAAAAATATCATTTACAATATCCTTAAAGAAATTACGATCGTATTGTCGAAAATCTCGTTTATTGGCAGTGGTTGCTACTAACATTTCAGGACATAGTCCTTGATCATATTGTCTATTAGCTTCTTGAACTGCATTCACGTGCATCCATACATTATGTGCCATTTGTAAAGTATAACTGAAACTGTCCCAGCTTGTACGACCTTCTCGACCAATCTTATTAAGGTCGCCAGGCTTGTATATGCAAACATCTTTCACAGTTAATCTTTGACTAATCGGACTGGCCATAAATGAATCCATTACTTGATCTTGTAAAATAGCATCACGTAAAGACCTATGGTCAGTGGCATATTTTTTATCATCCACACTGGGTTGCATGAAGTAACTCCATTTTGATCGATCAGGAGTTGCAACATCATAATAAATTTGACCATTTGCAGTTGCAAGAAAAGGACTTGCACAATCAAAACTTATAGTGAAATTTTCATTATGATACTTACGCACAGCACGTTGAACATCAGTTAACAACAAAGCCCATTCCAATTTACTAGTGCCAAGAAAGTGCATCCAATCATGTAAACCTGGTTCCAACAACCCATCAAACCTCAAAGCCACAATTCTTTTAAGCAACAAATGAACATCACACATGTTCTGCCCACCCATAGCCCAACCTTCAAACGGTTGGCTATATTGTTTAGGATCGCAGAATTTTTTCATTTGCTGATACCAATCTTCTGCTTCTGAGTGATTCTCACCTTGCAATACATTTAAAAATTTACAACGACCAGTACGATTACGCATAAAGTATTCGTTGTTAATCATAGTTGCATCGACTGCTTCTTGATAACAAGTTACTCCTGTGGCTGCTTGGCCTGCAGGACTACGTGCAACCCATGCTGGAACATCAAGAATCATGCCCCGATCCATGTAAGCATCCATCCAAGAAAGAACTTGAGATCGTTTCTTTTGTGCTTTGGGACAATTTGGATCTTTCCAATTGCCTTCCCACACCCCTTTACCTATTTGAAATCCGCCGCTATCACCTAAAATAAATGTATTAGGATCGCGATTACGAACCATATCATCGCGACCCGGTGGTTTGTTTACATCTAAATCAGCATGACCTGCACTGTATAAATTCCACTTATAAGTAAAATACCCAATCTGGTCATTGAGCCAATTCATCCCTTCAATACCATGTTCAAATCCCGCAGGGATTCTTGCCGGATCAATATAATTTGGATCTAGTCTTTGCTTACTGATATCCCTCGAATAAAAACTACTTAAGGCCGGCAAAAATATTGCGTAGTCGTTTTGCTTTTTTGTTAAATTGTCTTGTGGAATAGTGAACATTGTTACTCAGTTATTATTTTGTTTGTGCAGGCAGAATATAATTGTACTGAGAAATACCACTGTCAACTGTGATCATAGCTGCACCCTCATCACTGATTTTAAATGTTTTATCGCCGGGCAGATTCAAGATACTGATAACAACTGCAACAGGCCAATGCCAGGCTTTAGACAATGTACCGCTAACTCCAGATTGAAATACAAAATCCCCAGCGTGACTGCTATGATCACCAAAGTAAAATTTTAGATCATTCTTATCTGTTTTTGCTACGAAGGTAGTTTCTTCACTGTTAGCACTGGCTTGAAATTTAAGTTTTTGGATACTGGCCGCGCTGGGCACAATGTCGATATGCCATTTAACCGGCCGCATTTTTGCGGATTTTAGTTTATCGTTTACAATTTCTGCACTCATAAAACGATAATCGTTTTTAAAATCGCCAGTTTTGTTTTCAAAATGAATACCAACTGGCACATCTTCGGAATTTTTATTTTGACGAATCACTGTAATCACAGCGTCGTCTTTATATTCAGGAATATTAAGAATGGTATTAAGTTTACCCAAATTCGGCATGCCAAACGTGCCAATAAACTCAGCCATAGGGCCGCTAAATTTAGCTTGCAAAATTACGCTTTTGTTTTCAGCAATAGCTTCGATTGCGGTTTCTGTTTCTGACCCAACAATTTTCACAAAGTCAATCACACCCAGGCCGTGAGTATGTTGTACAATGTCTAGTAAATGATCTTTCATAATTTCTCCAATGAATGTTAATATTATACGTAATGTATTTAGAAAATGCAATTAAAAAGATATAATTCTTCTAAGTCCTTGCATGCCTTTTACAGTAGTTAAACTGCCAGGTTTTCTTAAAATTATCCAATAGACGTGTCCTATATTACCTTGGCTTTCTATGTCGTAACCAATTCGTTTAGCTATTTGTTCTACTAGATATTTTGGCATCCAACTTTTAAAGCCTGTTTCAGCATATTTGGCATTTTGATAAATTTCGCAATTATTATAATTAAACATTACTGTACCGCCAGCTTTTAATATCTTAAAAATAGAATTGAGATAACTTTCAAAAAAATCAGCAGGAAAAAAGGAGAATACGTCCCAAGCAAAAACAAATCCAAATTGACCTTCGGGTAACTTTTCTAATAGATGATTTTTAGCTTCCGATTCAACAAACACATACGGCCGGACCCGAGGCCTATATGAAGGTTCGAATTTATTAATTGTAGAGTCCAAAAATTCTTGATGAATATCTACTAGATAAAGGGGATCCGCAGCTACTAAATATTCAGTCCATTGTCCATCCCCGGGTCCAATTTCTAAACAAGGGAATCTTGGAGATGTTTTTAACGCAATTTGCGATTTAACTAAATTCTTTACACCTGGATCTGCTTGTTCGATCCTGTTAAGTCTTTCCATCTCTGTAGAAGTTATACTGCAAACTTCAGCATCATTTATTTTATACCCTCGGGTTAACATTACTGCAGATTGATTGTTGATTTTTTCTTCAATTTGCCTAATTTGTTTGTGTAAATTAGACAGTAATGTGTTTTTTTCTTTAGAAAGAATATCAAAAAATCCGCAAATATCTTTAGTAAAAGTAAAGTCTAAGGTAGATAATGCATTGAGATAAGTCTGTGCGTATGTGAGTTCTTCACTGGAAGTTAAAAATTTGTTCAAATTGGATTGAATCTCTAATAGATCGTTTTTTAATTTTACTAATTCAGAAAGTTTCATATTATTCAAAAGAAAATAAAGAATCAAACGTTGAAGAAATATTTGTGCTGTCTGCAATTTTCCAATTGAGTACACCTAATAGATTTTCTACTTTTTGATCAACAATGGTACTTTCCATTTCTCCATCGTCGAATGGCAAATCCTTAAACCATTTAGGTATATGAAGTTCGTCGGTGGGATATGCCATACTAGTATAGTTTAGAGGATTTTGTTTAAGCTTACAAACAATTACTTTCATTCCGTCAACGATTTGCATACTGTAATTGTCACTATGCATGCGTCTCAAGTTGTTCCAATTCATGGCTGCACGAACATGCCCTGGCATATTAGCTTTGCCAAGCCTGACTTCGTCTGCAACATACTTGGTCAGATTATTAACACGTTTGGGCGTACCTTTTTCCCATGCTGGACGTTGTTTGAATGCTATTTTAAATTCTCTCACCTTGTCAATAATGTAATCTCTTTCTGCACCAGTAAGAACGTTGAGCAGAATTTCACTTAAAAAGTCTTGCACCACTTTGGGAGTGTCGCTACGTTTTAGATCCAGTCCCATTGCTTTAACATCGCCCGGTTTACCTTTTACATCTTTACGTTTGCCTTCTTTATCGTAAATTAGAACTGCGTAGCGTTTCTTTTTTATGAACAAACCTTTGCTAGCAACCAGTTCCCTGCCACCCTTGATAATTGCACCATTCTGTCTAGGGCAATGAAATGCACGTTCCATGAATGAAGGAAAGCTTTGATTAACTTGCTCACCAATTTGATCATATAGTTGAACACAAATTTCTTTGTTCCATTCCATACGACCAGCTTCTACATCTTCACGAATAGCAGGCCATGCACTAAAATACACACTGTCTGTATCACCATAAATTATGGAATCTCCTACATGATCGTATTTGTTAAATATACATTCATTAACAAATGCATCCATATGTCTGGCAATAACACGACCTGTTAACGTAGTCGATTGTCCAATACGTTGATCAAAGAATCTACAACCTGGATTAAGAATAGCTCCATACAAACTGTTCAGATTAATTTTCTTAACCAACTGTCGTTTGTTCCAGTATTCTTGGTCTTCGGGTGTCAATGCCTCTTTCAATTTTGCCTGCATCTGTTTTCGTTCCGCATACCATCTTTCCAATAATCCCGGAACTACACCTTTACGATCAGTAGTAAAGATAGTGCCGTTGGCACTTAACACCCAATCTTTATTGCTGTCAAATATCAAACGCCAAACATCTGCGGCGCTAAGAACGTCGCTACCCCCAGATTCCCAATCAATGGTAATTTCAGTCCCCGCTTCTCCGTTCATCACTGCAGTATATTCTAAACTGCCAAACAATCCTTCCCATGCTTCTGCGAAACTAGTACCTGAATCAATTTTATCTTTAATGTACCTTTCAGTCATTACGGGACGTAGTTGTCCTACGATTGTTTCGGGCCCCATGTTGAGTGCTCTAATAGCTGAGGGATAGAGACTGTTGATGTCGATTGCGCCGATCCATTCGTGCATACCCCTTTTGGGCGTAGCAACATAGGCACCTGCCGCTTGGGTTTCTCCTCCATCTTCTTCCCGACTTTTCCGATTAGGAACGACCAATCCTTGACTGTGTGCTTCATTGATAATTGCCTGTTCTGTAGTTGCAACTGCACCCATTGTTGTCATGAGCAACACCGTGTTGTCATGAGCAATGGTATTTGCTAAATCTAAAAATTTTAACTTTTTATCTAATTTTGCAAGAAGTCTTGTGTCCTGACGATTGTATTCTATAAACTTAGGAAAATCTTTATTATATAGTTGATCTAATGTGCCTTCGTAAGCAGTTTTTCTTTCGTCAAGTTCGTACTCACCGATTGCATCTAAACTATAACTGTGTCGTTCTTCATAGGTATACTTGCGATACAACTGCATATAATCCATATGTACACGACCAACCAAATCGAATGTAATTTGAGTTGCCCCAAATCGTTCAAATTCTCTTTGTTTAGGATACTGTCCCCAGAGGCAAAGACGACGGGTATCGTCTTTGCTCAACACACGGGTAATACGGCCTACTGTGTAGGGAATATCATAACCTTCACTGTTCCATCCTGATAATATATCAGCATCATCTATTAGATTTAAAAAAGTATCTAATAGATCCTCCTCACGCTCAAAAATATAGCAGTCGGGAAATTTAGCAGCTATTTCTTCAGCAGTTTCCCATGACATTGACCGCGGTGGAATCGCTAAGGTTATTAATTTATCTAACCAATCCAAATAAACACTAACCGCGTTAATTTTATTAAATGGATCAGATACCGGACTAAATCCACGGACCGGATCGAAATCTACTTCAATGTCGAAGAATGCAGTTTGTAAACGTGGGGGATCGATACCCAAATAATTTTCTTCAAGGCATCTGAACACAGGTTTAAAATCACTTTCCCACAGTCTCTTACGACCTTGTATTTTAAGTTCTCGTTGAAACTCTTTATTGTTATGTGTAGAAAATCGAGAAACCGGAGTACCATAAATGGTCCTATGCTTGCCTTTTGGGTCGTCGTAGTAGAATATATAATTTGCAGGATATTCTTTATATACACGTTCACCTTGAACACGTTCTACTACGTGTATTCGATCACGCTGCCGATCAAACAATCCGTCTACGTAGCTCACAGGGTTTTACCAACAGTTTCCAAAATGGTGTTTAGTTCGTCATGATCACGATTTGTTTCATGTAGTTTGCTTTTGTGTGCAATTTTGATTGCCTTTTTTAGCGTCGCTGGTTTAATTTCAAGTTCTTCGGCGATGGCTTTAATTGTTTCATTGAGTCCTGCATTCAAATCCTCAACTTCTTGAAGTACAGTCATTCCTTCATTAATCAATTGAGTTAGTTTGAGTTTAGCTTCACCGCTAAATGAACGATTATAGTCACTCATAGTTTTTCCTTAAAAAGTTATTATACTGCATTATTACTCATCTGTAAATAGATATTTTTTGGTGTGATTGTTCAACCAAGATGACGGTGGCCAATTTGAATCATTGAATACTTGTCCAACATGATACCAATTAACGTAAATTCTTGACATTGCTAACAAATGGGTATCGTGACCAATTTTCAGTACTTCATCATCTGCAGTTATATTACTATCTAAATTTTTAGTATGATTTTTCCAAAATGCAGGAAATTCGGATTCATGAAATTTATAGTCTGTGCCCGAATCGGCATCGACGGTATAAAGATTTTCTGCAGCAGGATTGATGTTTACTGTGTTTTCGAATCTTTTGTTGTAACCATAAGCAATGTTCATGCCTTCAAAAAATCCTATTGGAATCTCTAAAGGAGGGCAAACGTCTGGCCCAATTTGTACGTGAGCATAACCATCAAAATGTCTGAACTGTTCTTTTGTAGGAATGTATAATTTGTTGTTAACGAGACCAACGCTATTCCAATGTTCGGTTCTGAAAACTGTCATATTATTGTCTTTAATTGCATCTACGTATTGATCAAAATATGCTCTTTTCATAACTCTGATCGCATCATTATTAGGCATATTGTATGTAACGTAATCCCCTGAATCTAGTAACGTTCCACTAAACACATGAGCTGCTCTAATATTTTCAGGCCAATGGCTAGTCATTAATACAGCATACGGGTCTGGATCATTGCGAATTAATTCTAAACCTTTACTAAAAACGTTAATTGTGCTATCAAAGAAAATATGATCTTCATTGCCTGCAGGAAAGATTAAATCGTCGTCGATATCTTTAATTTCTTCTTGAAATTCTTTCCATTGTGCAATATTGTTTCTTCTATACCAATGCAGCACAAGTTTATCTTCGGGCAACACTTTTCTAAGCCAATCCGCCATTTCCTGTTCTCGGCCTTTATGTTGATCAGCTAGTTCTAAATTAAAGATAAACTTGCTTACCAATGGGGCCAATGGTGCAAAACTGGCAAAACTATATCTTGCAACATCGAATCGATTATCATTTCTGAGATTATATCTTTCAATGTTTTCTGGATTCAATCTTGTGTCTGTGATTTTGCAATTAAACCAAACTATCATGTTTTTCCTTTATTTTACTTACGATGTCACTGCATATTCCGTATGCAGTGAAATTTTTTATTGTATCTAAATTCCAATGCTTTTCGGGCATCACTAAAACGGTCGGTGTGTTGGGTATATTTTCTTTTCCTGGGTATGCCCAAACATAGCCGTAACTAGTTAATGTATAGTCGTCTTCCTGATGCCAAAAAAAGTTCAATCCCAGTTTTATTGACATACTAATTGCGTCTCTGTTTTTACAATGCACCCAGAGTCTTTTTTTTCTTTCTAATAGAAATTGAGCACTAACAGCGTAATCGGGTCTGTCATGTCCTAAATAGATTTCACTACTTAATACTCTTACATCAAGTTCTACATCATACCCTTTTTGTAAAGCCAAATCTAGGTAACCAGGTTCATTTTCTAAATCTGGCATAATACCGTCTGTATTACCGCGATGAGCAATTAAATTCATTTTACATATTCTAAATAATGTTTTAAATCTTCAGGCGTTCCTAATCCCCACATATTTTCTACCATTCTGATTTTAATTTTTTTACCATCTTCTATTGCTTGATTATATACAGGGCAAACATAAAATTCATTGTTTGTTCTTATATTTTTATCGATCATTTGACGGGCATATCGAACATAATCGGATCCCTTAGACCAATAATAGATGCCTACGGTGGCAATGTCAGATATAGGATTCTTTTCTGCTACTTGTATTACTGAACCGTTGGCATTTAATTTCACAAAACTCCATTTAGGGTGTGTTGCATTAAAGGTAACTATTCCACCATC